TTCAAAGGTCATTGCTGGAACTGTTGTAGACCTCAAGCAGAAGGATACTAATGTGCGTATTGAGATTTGGATTCCCCAGTGGAAGCGAATTATCAAGGTATCCTATGCTGGAACTGTGAATGAGACGAAGGATGCAGCTCTTGTAACAAGTCGCGATGAGAAGACTACGCACACCGTTGCGACTAAACAGAAGGTTGAACTGGCGTTTTCCTATGATTCTAGCAAGGCGTATTGGAAGGAACGGATGGTGTATCGGCTGCTTTAACGTATAGGCTTGTCTCGGTAATAATCCAGCATATTATACATTTCCTCTAAAAATAAAAATTGCTCCCGTGTTACTTCTAACATAGTTGAAGCATCTTTTTTATCAACTCCGAAATCGTATAGAGAATTTCCGATATGAATCCACGTATTCCTAAACTGGGACTTGTTTAATTTCAATTCCATACGAATAGCGTCACCCCGATTAACCTTTAACGAACGTTCGCCGCTAGTCACAACCAACAAGTCTTCCATTTATCTATTTTAAACTGATATTCTTAATTTATTTAAACGCGGCCAGACTATTCTTAATTAATGCAGGGAGAGCAAAAGAAAGAGCAGCAGATTTTAGTTCTCAAGGGCTGGGAAGGATTAGCCGACCGTCTTCAGTCTCTTTCACATTGTATGAATTATTGTATAAAATTCAATGCGGCAATCTGTGTCGATTGGCGGGATTATATGTGGGGACAGGGTAAACGCAATTTTAGCGATTATTTTCAGATTGTTGGAATTCCCGTTGTATCACTGGAAACAGTTCTTAAACGCATAGAAGAAGGAGCAAAAGTAAATCCTCCAGCCTATACACTCAGCCATCTCGAAGCACCTCCAGCAGAAATTATTCATTTTTCAGAGTTTGCTTCTAAGATTGATAATAACTGCTTGAAGCAAGAGGGTGATATTATTGTTCACAATTCAAAAGGCACACGGATGTGGCATCTAAGTAATCTTATTCAGAATCTTCGTATAGCAGAAGAAATTCGACCCAGCATAATTTCTAAGTTGAGCCGATTATATTTACCGTATACATCAATTCATCTACGAGGAACTGACCGGAAAACTGACTCAACGCTGAAATTTGTTTTCGATAATTATGACCAGTTGCCTCCACATGCTAAAGCTCGTTCGTATATAATCAGTGATATGAGGTCATTGACAGAGGAATGGCTTGCTTTGCATCCAGAATCACATATTATAGATGAGACTGCTCCTGTTCTCAAGATTCCACCGGGAAAACAGGGAACGCATATGTTATTAGAAGAAGTGTTGGAATTCTACGGAATTACAAAACATGAACTAAATATTAATACAATTACCGATTTTCTTGTTATCGCTTTTGCTTCTTGGGGAGTCGGACACGGTGAAAGTACATTTACACGGTTAGCCACATTTTTACGGCAGGGAGGAGCAATTGGCATAAGCAAATGGCTAGATTGGATGCCTTCTAGGTCGCGATTTGAGATTTTTACTCTACAAGCTCCTTAAATCCGCAAACACTGATAAATCCCATCATAAATATATTGATTAATTTCATCCGTAGAAAGCGTAGAATACCGATAAATAATTGTCCGAAAGAAGAAATATTCATAGGCCCCCAACAAAGCAACAAACGAAAAATGTTCCCCCAATAATTTCGGCCAACGAACATTGATATGTAGGATTCTAGCAACTAATGCCATGAGAAGAAACAGAAATAAGCAAAACACTGAATAAAAAACAGATAGATTTAAAAGTGTATCATTCTGCTGGTCTCTAGCAGTTGTCGCTGCCCACCCTCGTGTGTCAATTACAGATTTATTAGGACCATATGAGATATAGTCCTCTAGTAATCCATGTGTCACATTTGTCCAGTTTCCGCAACTTTGTACGAGTGGAGTATAATATACATTAAATGCCGCTTTGATTCCATTATCTTCACTCTTGCTAACAAAGAAAAAGTAAAATACTGTCTCAAAGGTTGAAATGAAAAAGATATGAAGACTGCCTTTAATAATAAAAAGCACGAGTCCATGATAACATGGAGGATGTTCCTCTTTAACAACAATATTCACTGCTGGAATGATGGCATCCACCTCCGCATCCCCGTTCAAAACAAGTGGTTCTAGCACAGGCGTTCCGGGTCGTGCTAGAATATGATATGAATCACTATATGATGGCCCCCTTTTCATCCCTACGTAAACTTTGTATATGGCTTTAAAGTAGTATAAATTTGACCCCTGCAGAATATTCTTAATAAAGTAAGGAAATGCCTCAGATACGATATATTGATCTTTTCAGCGGCCTCGGTGCTTTTCATCAGGCTTTCCAGCAGAATCCGCTATTTCGCTGTGTTGCCGCTTGCGACATTGATGAAGGGGCACGCAAGATTTACGAGGCAAACTTTGGCTTGAAGCCCGAAGGAGATATTCGTGACCTTGCCGAAAAAGCTGCACAAATACCCGATTTTGAGCTCCTCTGTGCGGGCTTTCCCTGTCAGCCATTCTCTATTGCTGGAAACGGCGAAGGCTTCAAAGATAAAGTAAAGGGAAATCTCTTCTATGATATTCTGAAAATCATAGATGTGAAGAAGCCTCGTATGTGTATCTTGGAAAATGTGAAAAATCTGGAGACACACGATGAAGGGAAAACATTTCAGACTATCCAGCAGGAACTCATGGGTCGTGGCTATCAAGTCACTGCTAGAGTCTTAAACTCTGCAGAATATGGTTCGCCCCAGCAGCGAGAACGCATCTTCATTTTCGCAACGCAAGGTTTGTTCACATTTCCCACAAATGTGCCGCATTTTAGGACCGTTGCTTCTGTGCTAGATTCCGAGCAGGAAAATGAGTTAAATGGTAGCAAGTATTATTTGATTAAGAAGATGCCAAAAGCATCAATGACAACACCACGCTGTATATATGACGTTTACTCGTTTGAAACAAACAAGGGAGGTCGGCAGGGTGAACGTGTTTATGACCCCGCTGCAGTTGGCATAACTGTCTGTGCTTCTTCGGGTGGACCGGGAGCAAAAACGGGGCTATACCTTACAGCTCCTAATATTGTCAGAAGACTTACTGTTAAGGAAACGCTACAAATGTTTGGCTTTCCAACCACTTATAAGTTTCCGGAGACACCAGCAGAAAAGGCCCTCTTTTATCTCGGAAATAGTATTGTAGTCAATGTACCCGCTTCATTCATTCCAGCAATTCTCAATTTCTTACTATACCCCGGAATTCATTCGCAGGAACAATTGTAGATGGAACCATATCAGTATATGTAACAATGGGCTGATGAATTCCGTACGCATGTTGGGGATGAATTGTTTTAAACATAAACCAGTCTAATGCTTCAAAGCACCCGTTTTTTCTTAAATTATGTATAAAAAGTTCTAAACCCTTTTGACTTATAATATAAGCAACTGCTCCTTGTCCAATATATTTCGGCGGATTCATGCGATAAATTTCATGTGACTGGACAGAAAAAACGCGTTCTCTATCTTCGGGATCTTTTCCAGAAAGCCAAAGTACTTCCCATTCTGGGTCGAAATCTGTAAGCTTCGTAATAGATTCTTTTGTAAGCTCTTTGAATTTCAGAACCGGAAAGATATCATCTTCCATAACAATTGTATATGGTGCTCCATTAGTAGCAGCAAGTCTCCATACATTAATATGACTCAAAGCACAACCTTTCACGGAATTTACTTTATTTATTTTTTGCCAATGAGGGTCTGAAAAATAGAAGTCATTTTCTTCTTTTGAAAAAATATAGGATTTTCCATCAATTGCTGGATAACGTGTATAATTAACGCCGTGAATACCTAATTGTAGTCCTACTAAAGCCCGACGGTCATAGCTACGGTCTAAATTAATTACATATACTGGCGGAAATGCTTCTGCAAAGCGTGCTAACCATACTATAATGAGGATAGCAATCGCAACGATGAAATATCGCCTCATTCCCTATTAAATACGCAGATATAAACTGTCATTAATCGCAATGTCCCGCAGCAGGGCCTCGCCGCAACCCCTCAACTTCTCAATCATATCTGTATGCTGACAGTAGGTTGCTATCGCAACCACCTCATTCAGCATATTATTGAGTGACATCAGAGCCTTGTACAAGTTTCCCTCATAGATACCGAACTCAGCACAGATAGTAGCCGCCGTATCACCGGAGAGCCAACGGCTGACAGGCTCTAGCCAATATGTGCTTAAGTCCCAGAATGAAGCGGCCGTTGGAGCTCCCACCTTTTCTTCTACCCCCATAAAGTTTCGTGCTAGATAGTCAATTTCCCACAGACACTGTCTGGCACGAGCACTAATCGGAATCTTATTAAGAGATGACCCTTCTCGGTCCTGCTTTTCCTTCATGAAAGCAGCCAGTACAATAATGATGTCAAAAGCCTCCATTGTTGTGAAGTATCCCGCATCATAGGCTTCAACCAAGAGAATTGGATTTGCCTCATTGACTTCAGTTGCTAGAATCCCCTTGAGTGTTAGATTGGCTGCACCAATCGCAGTGGGGTCCGTAACATCCTTTAAGAATCCAGCATCAGTCAAGAAGCGAATAGTTGCTTCCGGTCCAGCAGTTGTCTGCTCCATTTCTCTTAGCTGAGCCTCCTGCTGTTCCATTATTGTGCGTGTTGCAACATAATCATCGCACTTCTTCTTTGTTAGAAGCCACGATGGACCAGCATGCTTATTCTTCCACGTCTCAAGAGCAGCTTGTGCTACCCGTTTTGCGGCATTCACTGATGACTTGAACTTTGCCTCCAGTTCCCGGCCCTCATCTACCTCCTTAACCTGCTCGTCAGTTATACCCATTCCTGCCAGTTGAGACCGTAGCGAAGCAACATGCCGACGCTGACCCTCCGCCTCAACTTTCTGCTGTCGGCTCCAGAATGAATCGTTGGTGATTTTGAGCCACTGTAGCGAACCCGACTGAAGTGTCTTCAGCATGAAATCGTAATGGAAATCCATTCGCGAACGCAGCGTGGTTTTCCGCCCCGTCATCATAAGTTTTGCTGACGCGGTTCCAATCGGGTCGCGACTGGGCAAGTACAGAACCAGTCCCTCCTTATCTTTGCCACGCCGACCAGCACGACCCGCCATCTGAATATATTCATCCGTTGCTAATACACGTAAACCCCGCTCCGCCTCATCGTACTTCTTGAGGTCCAAGAAGACAACTGTGCGAGTCGGCATGTTAATACCCACAGCGAATGTCTCAGTACAGAACATGACCTTCACTAGTCCCTTGCCGAACAAGACTTCTACAATCTCCTTCAGAATGGGCAGCAGACCAGAATGATGGTACGCGATACCACGCTCCAAGAGGGCTACCAGGTCGTGATACTGCTGGAGCGTCTTCAATACGTCAGCATAACGATGGAGATGAAACTGAATAATATGCCGGATACTGGCTGACTCGGCTGGTGTTGTGTAGGAACCCTCAATCTTCTTTGCGTGAGTTTCACACGCTGCACGACTGAAGACAAAGAAGAGGGCTGGCAGAAGCGACCGTTCACTCAGATAATTCGCCATCGCATTGAGCTCAGCAGTATAGGACTTGGGCCGTTCTCCAGCCGCCTGCTTAATAACGGGGTCTTCATAGCCGCCAGCACGCCGACCCGCAACCTTCTTCTTGTGGGCCTCATACTCATCACAAATCTTCTTCCTGTAATGTAACCAGTGGTCATATGAA